ATTAAAAGCCGCCAATCAAGAAGATTTTGTTACAATTAGTATTGGCACTGGGAATTATTTTAATAAGTGCTACGCGACAGATGTCACTGTAAATATTTCCCCGTATGCCCCCGTTACTTTGAACACAAGGTTTGTTTCTCTTGATCCCCCTACCCAAACGCAAATTAGTGGCGATCCTAGTCCTTATTCTGGAATGGATATACCTTTTACTGGTGATGACGTTGCTTATGGTCATACCTGTTCCGTATCAGATGCGGGAAATCTTTTAAATGATGTCCAATCCGATATAAGCTTTAGTAGAAAATATGCCAGAACGCCCGTTTTTGAAATTGGCTCTGTAAATGCTAGCACAATGCTCTTAGACGGTATAGATGAAGAATTGAGAATTAGTTCTACTGGTTTAAATACTTTAATTAACTTTAGTGGTGAAGAGTTGACTGGCTTAGTGCGAATCTCGATACAAGGCGCGGGTGTAGGAATGAGTGACCCTATTGTTCATTTAATAAGCTTTGAGTCGGGTGCTAGAGTTTTATCTGAGGATTACTCTATTGAGGGGGGCAACACCTTGGCAACAACCACAACAATAAAACAAACTATTCTCTAATTTTAGTGTAACTATACTTATATAGTATGGCACTTAAAAAATTGTCTAATATACAGTTGGAGCCGCACTTTCATCACTCCATTAAGTTTAAAAAGAGGGACTTTAAGTTCACGACTCGTCAGCGGCGTTTTTTGGCGACACTTCTCGACCCAGAAGTAAAAATCTTGTTTGTATCGGGTCCAGCAGGATCAAGCAAGACATACATGTCTCTTTACGGGTCTTTGCGCCTTATGGCAGAAGACTCCGAAAAAGAATTATTGTATGTGAGGAGTATTGCAGAAAGTGCGGATAAAGGTTTGGGTAGTCTACCAGGAGATATGACGGAAAAGTTTAATCCTTTTCTGATGCCCCTATACGACAAGCTTGAAGAAATTGTTTTTGAAGGTGACACGGCCTTCTTGAAGCAAAAGGGTAGAATATCTGCGGTCCCTATAAATTTTTTAAGGGGGGCGCACTGGAACAACAAGTTGATTGTTGCAGACGAGGCTCAAAACTTTACTTTTAAGGAATTAACGACTCTTGTTACTCGCTTAGGGGAGGGGAGTAAGTTAATTATTTGTGGGGACTTCATGCAGAGTGATATCAATGGGAGAACTGGCTTCAAAGAGATGTTTGGTTTGTTTTCTGACGAAGACTCTGTTCAAAACGGCATTCACTCCTTTAGTTTTAATAGAACTGACATTGTTCGTAGTAAAATTTTAAAATTTATCATATCGAAATTAGAAACACATAAAAAAGTGTAATACTATATGTATAAGCAAGAATAAACGTCAACGCGACAGCGGCGAACAGCTTTTACATATATACGACTAATAACTTGTTTGGTTTAGAAAAATTACATTTTTAATATATAAATATATAGTATGGCTCATTTATTTTGTCACAGTTGTGGAACCAAACTTTCTTACGCTCATGCGAAGCCTAATTTTTGTGGGAAATGTGGGCAGCAGCTCAACGCTTCTGCTTCCACAAACACCTCCGCAGGAATGCCAACGTTGGAGAAGTCAGTAGAACTATCTGCTGACGAGACAGACGCTTCATATGTCCCTCAAATTCAAAGCTTTCAAATTGAAGTTGAGCACGACCAGAGCAACTCTATGACTTTAGGTTCATTAATGGGAGAGCCAGCTCCTTCAGAAAACAGAAGGGTTAATAAATCTCGTTCTATTAATGAATTTCTTGATGAGAAGAAAAAAGAAAGGTGAATACACATACGAGGATTTTTCCGATATAATTGACGCGGCCATAAAAAGGCAACAGTTTAAATGGAGACTAAAGGCGGTTAAGTGGTTTGACTTCGAAGATGTAGAACAAGTTATAAAACTACATATAGCCAAGAAGTGGCATATGTGGGATCAAGAACGCCCCCTTGAGCCGTGGATAGGACGAATTATATCTAATCAAATTCGCAACCTAGTTCGCAATCACTACGGCAACTATATTAAGCCTTGCTCAAGTTGCAAGTTTGCAAGAGGAGATGATTGTTCAGCGACATTAAGTAAAAAACAGGATTCCAGTTGCAGTATTTATGCTAAGTGGGAAAAGTCTAAAAAAACAGGCTTAGAATTAAAAATCCCTCTTTCTACAGAAGATTTTGTTAAAGAGGTCAGGGGTAGGGAATATACAGATTTTGATTTTGATGGTTCTCTTGCAAAGCTGGATGTGCAAATGAAGATAAAGCTAACTCCAAATCATTACATAGCATATCGGATGTTATACTTTGAGGAGAAGACGGAAGAGGACGTAGCTCGCTTTATGGGTTACAAGATATCTCCTCAAAAAAAGAAGCTGGGATACCGCCAAGTGAAGAATTTAAAAAAGAAGTTCCTAGAAACGGCGATGGAAATCCTTGAACAACAAGATATTATAGGAAATGGAACTGACTGAAGAACAGAGGCGGTTTTTGAGGGAAAACGCTTCCAAAGTTCCTAATCTCATTGATTTAACGAAACAATGTTTTAAGGACAACTCTTTGGACGGAAGATCCAAGGAGGGGAGGGCTGTTAGAAAGTTTTTAGTAGAAAACTCTATTGATTTCAGAACTACAAGTCGCCCTCCAGCAGAAATCATTGAATTTACCGATGAACAGTGTGAATTCATCATTCAGCAAGCTGAAACAGGTCTTTCTTCTTTGGAGATTGCTAAAATTGTATTTCCTTCTCGCAACGTTAAGCCTTTAAGCGCTGAACAAAGAGCTGTCTTAGCTAAAATCAGAGAAGTTAACCCAGACATTCTTCCCTCACAAGACAGCGGAGCGTTAAATTCATATCTTTCGCCAAAGTCTCCGTCCCGAATCATCAAGAAAATTAATGATGCAACGGGATTAGGTTTAGAAGAGTCTCGCCTTAATAGGCAAAAGCAAGTTTGCGTGGAAAAGTTGGGGGTTAATCTTTCAAACTCAAGATTTCTTAAGATTATTAATAATTATCTTAATGAAGAAGACAGGGTGTTGTTTGAGCATGAATTTATACGTTTAACATGGGATAAGCCCGATCTAACAGCAGATGAAATTAATTTGTATTTAAACGTATGTAAAGAAGTCATTAATTTGGAGGTAATTAGTGCTCACCTAAACAAATTGAACAATATGTTCGATGAGGCTGACGAACAACAAGAAATGTCTATTCGTTTGGCAGAAATCATCAAAGCTAAGAGTTCTGAGTATCATCAATGCGAAACTCGCATCGAGAACCTCACTAAGAAGCTTCAAGGTGATCGGGGGGAGAGGATGAAGAAGATGCAGAAAGAGAATGCTTCGTTTCTTTCTATTGTTCAGCTTTTTCAAGAAGAAGAAGAAAGAAAAACAATGATTAGAATAGCAGAGATGCAAAAAGAGGCTGTTAAGAGAGAGGCAGAGAGATTAGAGGGAATGGCAGAGTGGAAAGCAAGAGTTTTAGGAATTGGTCAACAAGATGTCTTATGATTGCAAAGAGTGTGGCGAGTCTTTTGATTCATTAAGAAGTCTCCATGCACACATAAAGAAACATGGTAAGTTCCTTGGGGATTACTATGTAGAGAATTATGCAAGAAAGGACAAACTCACTGGAGAACTGATCCCGTTCAAAAAATACGATCAGTATTTCGCTACTGACTTCCTCAATAAAAGAAATATGAAAAAATGGTGCAAAACAGCACCACGGTCAGAGGTTAAGGAATATATCATCAAAGCCTTTAAACAAAAAACACAAGCCAAGGGGCTACAGGGTGGACCACCTTCCGTTTACCTGCAAACAGCAGGATTGCCCGATGTAGATCTTTGCAAGGAGGTATTTGGAAGCTACAGCGAAGCCTGTAAGCAATTTGGTATGTTGCCCATGCTCTCGGGGCAACTACCAAATGAATTTAAAAACGATTACTCAAACACACCTATACTAATAGATACAAGAGAACAGAAACCACTGCATTTCAAGAACTCTGAACTATTTAAGCTGGATGTGGGAGACTACGCTGTTGGAGGTGATTTATATGACTATACATTCGTGGATAGGAAATCTTACCAGGATTTCTGCGCTACAGTTACAAATGGTTATGCTAGATTTGTGAAAGAGCTAGAAAGATGTAGGTCAATGGGATGTATGTTGTTTGTAGTCACCGAGACAGCGTTTGATAAAATGTGGGCAAACAATAAGGCGGGATATAAAAAATTTAACTTAGATTACGTTTATCACAGGATGCGAGAGATACAGGCTGAGTATTCAGATTGTTGTCAATTTGTCTTTAGTGGGTCTAGACGTAGAAGCGAAGAAGTAATACCCAAAATACTTGTTTTAGGAAAAAGACTTTGGACGGTAGATGTTCAGTATTTTTGGGACAAACAACTTAAAGAAGATGGCTTGGGAAACAGGAACACAGAAACTCCACAGAGAGTTCAAAGATATAAATCAGTCGATTCTAGAAAAAGAGGGGTATTTAGAGGAAACTGAAGCAAAGATTTTGCTTTATAAATTTCTAAGGGAAAACCCTTCCTTTGCCTGTGAATTGTTTACTGGGGTAAAATTATTTCCTTTCCAGCACATGGCTATTAAGGCGATGATGGAGTCTGATTACTTTTTGGGCATATGGAGTCGGGGAATGTCTAAAAGCTTCTCTACGGGCATTTTCGCGCTCTTAGACGCTATTCTTAATCAGGGTGTCCAGATAGGTATTTTGTCTAAGTCCTTTAGGCAGTCAAAAATGATCTTCAAAAAAATCGAGGATATCTCTAAAAGCCCCAAGGCTGCTTTTTTCTCTCAGTGTATTACGCGAGTTTCTAAAATGAACGATGAGTGGGTCATGGAGATCGGTCAAAGTAGTATTCGCGCTCTGCCTCTTGGTGATGGGGAAAAACTTAGGGGTTTTCGTTTTCAGAGAATGATTATTGACGAGCTGCTGTTGATGCCTGAAAAAATTTACAATGAGGTTATTATTCCATTCTTGTCTGTGGTAGAGAACCCAACTGAGCGTCAAGAGGTATATGATTTAGAAACCCAAATGATTGCTAAGGGTAAAATGAAAGAAGAAGAACGTAGGATTTGGCCTAATAACAAAATTATTGGACTTTCCTCTGCTTCTTATAAGTTTGAGTATCTTTATAAAATTTATCAACAATACGAGGCATTAATTCTTAACGAGAACAACCAAGATGGAGCGCATCGGACTATTATGCACTTTAGTTATGACTGTGCGCCTGAACAGCTATATGATCAGAATTTGATTAGCCAATCCAAAGCAACCATGAGTGATTCTCAGTTTGAGCGAGAATTTGGGGCAATTTTCACAGACGATAGTTCAGGATACTTCAAGGTAAGTAAAATGGCGGCTTGCACTCTTGCAGACGGGGAAGGCCAATGTGTAGAAGTGGTGGGAAATCCGAAAGATGAATATATCTTAGCTTTTGACCCCTCATGGTCAGAGAGCGAAAGTTCTGACGATTTTGCCATGCTAATTATCAAGCTAAACAGAGATACTCGCAAAGGAACCGTAGTTCATAGCTACGCTTTATCTGGAGCAAATCTAAAAACTCATATAAAATATGCCGCTTACCTATTGACCCATTTTAACATTGTTGCTGTAGTGGGAGACTACAATGGAGGAGTTCAATTTCTAAATTCCTGCAATGAAAGTGATATATTTAAAAAGAAAAACTTAAAGCTTGGGGTTATCGAGGCTGATTTGGATAAGGCTAAAGATTATGAAAAAAATCTAAGAAAGGTTAAAAATCAATACAACGCCAGCAGCAAAAATATTGTTTTCCTTAGGAAGCCCACCTCTCAGTGGATAAGGATGGCTAACGAATCTCTTCAGTCAGCCTTTGATCACAAAAGAATGTTTTTTGCGGGGGCGGCTATGAATGATGATTACAATAATCAAAGGAAGGCTAACGTTCCAATAAAAGAATTAAAGTTCATTAGAAACGACCCTAACGAAAGAGGCGCGGCTGGAGCAAGAATGATTGACTTTGTTGAGCATCAAAAAGACATGATGGACTTAATCAAGGTTCAATGTGCTTTGATACAAATTACAACTTCTTTACAGGGAACTCAAAGTTTTGATTTACCGCCTAACCTCAGAAAGCAAAGCGGTGCAGATAAAGCGCGAAAAGACTCTTATTCTGCCTTGGTTTTAGGCAACTGGGCTATGAATGTCTTTTATGACATGCAGTCAGACAATATCGCTGACACCCAAGCCACCTTTACCCCAATGTTCATTTCTTAACTTTTAAAAGTTGAAAGTTAACTTTGGGGTGTAAGATAGGTTACATCTATGGCTAAAAGAAAATACACCAAGCGTTCTGAGTATTGGAACCAGTTTAACGCCCAAGACCACCCCTCTCTTCCACCTAGCTCGCATATTTCTCCAGAACTTCTAGGAGAGCCTTTTTACACTTCAGATGCTTCTTATGGTGAAGTTTCTAAAGCAAGAAGGCAAAGCATTAGTGATGTGGGTTTTAAGGGGACACGAAAGAATCGCGTAGCTTTCAGAAACCCAAAAGATAGGTTTTCAAGCATTCGTGTGGGAATGTTGCCTTATGAATATGCGTCTGATGGGGTAACTTGCAGAGATGCTATTGAGCTATGCCAGAAGGCGTATGCTAATGTTGCAGTCTTTAGGAATGCTATAGACATAATGTCTGAGTTTACAAACACGGATATTTATCTAGAAGGAGGGACCAGAAAAAGCCGAGAGTTTTTTTACGAGTGGTTTAAAAGAATTAATATTATTAACCTCAAGGACCAGTATTTTAGAGAATACTACAGGAGTGGAAACATTTTTCTATATCGCGTAGACGGAAAATTTAAAGCCGAAGATTACGCAAAATTAATGAACCAAGTTGGATCAATCAATCCATCTGCCAACAATATTCCTCTTCGTTACATTTTGCTTAACCCTTATGATATTATAGCTACGAGAGCCACAGGGTTTACTGAAGGAGGCGTTTATAAGAAAATATTATCTGAATATGAGGTTGCTAGACTAGCAAACCCTCAAACCGATGAGGATTTTGGAATTTTTGAAGCGTTAGATACAGAAGCGAAAGAATCAATAAGAGACGGTTCTTATACAAGAAAAGGGATCGAATTAAACTTGGACCCCACTAAACTTTCTTACTCTTTTTACAAGAAACAGGATTATGAGCCTTTTGCTGTTCCTTTTGGGTTTCCAGTTCTGGAAGACATTAATGCGAAACTAGAACTTAAAAAAATGGATCAGGCTATTACT